GCGCAGCGATTCACTCGCCGCCATACCTGCAGAGCGGATTATTTTTTTTATTGCTGTAACAAGCTGGTTGTTTTTGCTTTTATCTAAATTCATCCCGCTATCAGGATCTTCAATTACTGCGCAGATCTCCTCCTGCAAGGCATCCAGGATATCTGCGCTTACCTGAGTGGCTTGTGTTCCAGTCTGCGGATTGCCACCGGTGAATCCGTCTTTTCCGGCGCCGAATTTATCTTTCTGGCGTGATGGGGTATCAATACGGTGCATGGATTGCTCCCAATGTTTTTAAGCTATGCCCACTTGCGGACGGGGGTTTCTGGGTAGGTGCGCAGCGCATCGATGGCGGCCGCCAACTCTGGCGAGGTGGTTCGCACATTGACGTGATAGCCTGGCACGGCAGCCATCACTGGCACTGACTCACCATCAACCATCGTGGTTTCACCTGTCGGCTGGTAAATGGTGCCAATCACGCTGATGTCAGAGCCCTGGCGATACAAGGTTCCGCTCTCGCTGTCTTGCGTGAACCCTGCGGCCTTTAGGGCGGCGGTCATGGCCGACTTGCTGCCAGCCTTGAGATAGAGATCAATAAATTCCATGGGTTTTATCCTTCCAGAAATACCAGCCGAACGCACGGCACACGAGCCAGAACAGCCAGGCAAGCAGCGGCTTGCCATTGGTGATCATGCACTGGCGCAGGCTGCGGTCAGCCTCAGAGCGGGAGACCGTTCCTTTGGCGCCATAATCGCGGTCGTGCTGCTGGCAACAGGTATTAGTTCCATGAGAGACGGGGCCAAGCCCCGTGCAGTAGTGCCGAGTCACCGGATCGCCTTGATTTGTGAGTCTGTCAACGCCCGATGCCATATGCGAAGGTTTCTAATGTGCCCCCATAGGTGACGAACCATAGACCCTCCTGCACCATAACCGATGTGCCAGCGGTCTTTACTTGTTCCGTTGTCAGCACCGAAAACCGGAGTCGCTGGTTGTTTTACCGAACCTTCAACCCCGTCTGTGTAACATCGGTTTTGAACAATATCTGTCTGGGCCACTATCGTGTGCATTTTTTGATCATTCAGCGCAGGCTGGTTGGCCCCACCGCTGAATGATGCATTGCCGTAAGCCCATGCCAGACGACTGTTTAACGGATCAACCATTAACACCTCATACGCTGCGCTAGATGGGTAGCCTGACAGAATTCCACGCCGAGCATCGGTTACGTTTCCCGATACCATTGCAGCATTCAGATGGATTTCTGCGGCGACAGTAAGTTGGCCAAAATAATTGTCATTACCCGAGCGAGGGATGTATGGGAAATCGGCAGCTCTCGTGGCCGCGGCGTTACTTGTTAGGATGAATGAACTAGCCCCGGGAGCCTCCTCCAATTGAAAACCTACAACACAGAGAGACCAGTCTGCCTGTGGAACCTGAGCGCCACCTTGCTCATTCAAATAGAACAGATCTAGTGACCCGCCGCCGCTTGTGCTGGCATCTACTGACGATATAGTGGTTGCCGTAACGATCAGGAGGTTTCCTATCCTCTTTGCTGTTCCGGTCGTATCTGCTGTTGTTGACAGAATATTTCCATCTATATCAACGTTCACTTGACGATTAAGCCAGTTGGCACTCCACGCAAATTGGAGTCGCAAGCGCTTTAGTGGAATATTGCTGTTATCTAAATCAATGATTGCCGTGGCCGTGTATATTGTAGAATTTTTTATTTGCTCTCGAGATGCACCGAATACCAATGCATTAGAACCACCTGTGATCTTCTTTGCTGTTATCCCTGTATATTTTGATGACGTTACTGATGTTTGAGAACCACCATCTGCGGGAATTCGAGTGGCATCCCACCTGAAAATATTCGTGCTTTGACCTTCAATAAGAAGTCCTTCGGACTCAAAACGAGGTTCGTTGACTGCGGCAAGACGGAGATTACCCATCTTGTCAAAGTACCAGGCGTTAGTGGTGCGTTCAAAATTCACATAGCGAGCGATTACATCATCACCGACTTTAACCTCTCGGCCATAGCCTGCAAACATGCGCAGCAAATCGGTGAACGGAATCCACACATCCGGCAGCGGCAGTGCCGCGAGGCCGATGGCATCCGCTACAGTGTCAAGCCCGGAGATCTGTGATGCAAGTTTGGCGGCATCATCCGCTGCCTTGGCGCTGGCTGATGCCTGTGCGGCGTAACTCGCTGCAGCATTGGTGCTCGGCTTGAGGTTCTGTTTGACTCGTTCTGCCAGCGTCGGCTGGTCAGGGTAGCCAGGGACGGGAATCATCTGCCCCTCTTGCCCCACGACAATCTGATTAAAGGTGTTTACCGTCTGCTCTACGAGCATGATCGCTTCGGTGGGGTCTTTATCGGTTACTGCCATCAGGTATCTCCAAATCCCAGACAGCATGCAGCTCGCATCGCATCAGCGAGGCGGATCATGTTGTCGTGGTCGGTGGTATAGACGAAATTCAGAATGGTGTGAGAGGGCGCCTTCTTGCCGATGATGCACTGCATGACGGCATCCCCCCAGACGCAGAGCGAACTGCCGACCACCGAGCCAGCCCGCATGTAGTCAACGTTCATGCGCGGCAGATTTACCTGCCACACATAGCGCCACTCAGGGCCGTAGATAGGGGCGCCAACCCGGCTGCCGGCGCAGAACACGGCGCCGTGGTAGTTGGAGATGGTGGCATCCTGATAGCCGAGCGAGGCTAGCAGCTGCAGGTAATATTCGGCATTGATGCCGCCAAGCGAGTTGATCTTGGCATCGAGACGCTGCTGGCGCTCCCTGATGGTGGCGGTGCCTGGTACCTCGCACTCATCTGGCAGCCCGCAGATCCCCTCATAGCGTGTCAGCAGCACCGTAGTGCGCAGCGGGTCGATCTCTTCTTGCGCCAGCGCATCGACCCGCTCGGCGGTGCGTGCCAGCTCGGCGGCGCCAGCGGTGAGCAGGGGGTGATCCCCCTCCCATGCCGGGCCATAGGGGAGCAGCTTCTGCAGTTGGTCGGCGTAATCGGCGGCGGTCAATCCCATGTTGTGCTCCCCAGCGCGACTATCTCGCCCCTGGCGGTGGTAAATTCAGCCGCAGGGGAAAGCAGTTGGTGCTTGTATTCGCCGTTGGCGGCGCTGATAGCCTCAGACAGGCGAGACGGCGCTATGGCCTGCTCAGGACCACCCTCGCGGCGGTAGAACTCGCGCAGGGCAGCGGTGACGGCAGAGCGGACGGCCGGAGTGTCCGGGGTAACCTTGATGCGGTGAGCCACGGTTTTCAGGTTGATGCCGAGCAGATAGAGCTCGGCGGCGGCAACAGGCGCCTTGGGCTCGATATGCTGGCGGGCGGCGGCGATGATTGCCGCTGATGGCACCATCGCCTCGGAGTTGTCATCAACCAGAAACACCCCGACCGTGCCAGGCCCCATCCAGTGGCGATAGCACCAGGCTCGGGTTACCCCTGGCACCTCTTCGGCCCACACCTGGTAATCGGTATCAGCCCCACCCTGCGGGGTGAAGAACCAGCGGTCAATCACCCTTGCTCGCCAGTCATCAATGCGCTCAAGGTCGGTACCGCCCTGAACGCTGTCAGCCACCCCGGAGGATGAGAGCCCTGGCACTGGCTCGGAGAGGATCAGCCCCTCGCCATCATCCAGATTGGTGTGATAGCCGGTCTCGGAGCAGGTGATAGGAAGGCGCAGCACGCCGCCGGATGAGGTTGCCGCCTCGGTGGCGACATACTGGAGCGGGGTGCTGCCCTGATAAACGGCCACCGCACCGGCCGGAACAGTGATGCCATCGCTGACACCGGCGATCCGCAGCCAGCCGGCAGCGGGTTGCGCCTCTTTGCGGGGGCACTTCTTCATGCCTGCATGGCGCAGCAGCCACTGCTCATCACAGAGATCCGGCAGCAGGTTGCGCTCGAGGTATTCGATATGGCCGTTCACCCCGTGCACGGCGCCCGCATAGGCGCGGGCGTAAACCTCGGCATCCGATCGGCGCAGCGGGTCATCCAGCTCTGCCGTCACATCGGCTCGCACCCGCTGGATAATCTCGCGCAGGGTTGGGCGCAGGGAGTAGCTAGACATTGACGGCCTCCAGAATGTCGGGGATGGTAATTTGCTGGTCAGATCCATCGACGGTGAGCGTCACGATCAGTTCGGCGCCGTCAATCTCGCGGCGGCGGCACTCGGCATCGATGCGGGTGACCAGCTTGTCATCTTTCAGCCAGGCCAGCGCCTCGAGGGCGTAGTCGCGGGCCCGCTCGCGCACCTCTGGCAGGTTCTTCTCACGCCGAAGCAGATAGAGGCGGCTGCCGATCCGGTCACCGGCCACGGTCGGGTAGCTGTCTCCCCACCATCCGTACGGGCGATCGCTATCGTCGGAGGCGCCAGCGCGGCGCCAGGTGAAGAGGCTGATAAACACCGCCCTGTGCAGCGGGTGCAGCAGGTCGCCGGAGTCGGTGAGGACGCCGTTGACAGAGATCAGCATGGGGTTACTCCATCCGGTTTTTTGGCTTGCCGGTCGGGGTGCCGCCGGGGTGTTCGTGGTCGTTGAATTAGTCGCGCATCTTCTGCATGGTGCCGGTCTTGTCGCGGATCTCGCCGGTACACTCCAGCAGCGGGGTATCGAAGCGAGCCTTGGTCTTGGCCTCAACCTCAAGGGTCAGGGTTTTCACCTCGATGCGGCGCCCCCTGCGCAGCACAATACGGTCACCCTCATCGGTGTAGAGCGCCACCTCCCCCGCCGCTAGCCCCTTCAGCCGGTAGCGCCGATCGGCCACAACCAGCACCACACCGTGGGACTTGTCACCATCCGGGAAGACGGCGACATGTTCGGCCCCGTCATGGGGACAGGAGGTGAAACCATAGGGCTCGAGATGCTCGACATCATCCTTAAGCTCACCGCCAAGCATCTCGATCTGCACCAGCTGGCACTTTGCAGCCGAGTTGACCAGCCTGATCACGCCGCGTGATAGCAGGTTGCGGATAGCGTTTTTCAGTTCACGCATTAGAAAACGTCCTCATCCTTGCTCTTGCGGGCTGGCTTGGGATCCGGCACATCAGGCAGATAGGCATCGGCAGGGCCGACGCGCAGGGTCGCGATGGTGCCGCGATCGGTGCGGCTGTACTCCACTTCGGCGATCACCAGTTCGTCACCGGCAAAGTCGTTATGGGGGTCGAACACAGGAACAACCATGTTTGGCAACCACAGTGCACCGGACTCCTGCCGCCAACCGCGTACCGTATAGGTCGCCTCTCGCGCCTTGGCCTCACGGCGGCGGGCCTCGAACTCACACATGGCGCGGCAGCTGGCAACGCTGGCCTGTCCGGTCTGCTTGATCAGCAGCGGGCGGTAGCGACCAACCTGGCCGCCGACCTTGTGGCTGACCTTAGTCGAGCTGGATTCACCGAAGTCGTCATCGGTACCCGCTCGCTGGCCTGCAACCCGGTATTCCGAGTGGCAGTCGCTCTGATCTTGCGGGGCGCTGCAGCTGAGTATGTTTTTGCCATAGACCAGCGGCGTGGTGGCGCGCAGCGCACCGACCGCGCCGAAGTGCAGATCACCGTTTGCATCGTCATAGGCCAGCAAGCGTTGCTGCTGCATCATTCTGTCGATGACCTCGGCAACCGCCTCCCCCCAGTCCACCGAGAAATCGGAGATGGGGGATTGTCCGGCCGCACCGAACACTGATACCCCGAACGGCTGGCAGAGCGCAGCGGCAATTTGCTGCGGGGTCTGCCCCCGGAACTGGCGCACCGTGGCGGCGCTGTCGATCAGGTCGCCGGTGCGGGATCGCCCACGAATGGAGCGGGTGATGCTGCGGGCGTCATAACTGACCGGCTTCGCATCAACGTAGCCGGTGAGCACCAGATCGCGGCCGATCAGCACCTCCACCCTGTCGCCCTGCTTAATCCCGGTGGATACCGCATCAAGCAGCTCGCCCTTTTCGCTGGCCCGCCTGGTGACTTGCACCTCGAAATCGCGAGCCAGCCGGTCGATACCTGCGCTGATCCGCATGGCCATCCAGCCATACCAGGCATTGCCATTGATCCGCAGGTGATACTCGTCGCTCATGATGCCAGTGTCCGCAGGGGGTCGGGGGGCACAAAGCCCGGGTGAGAAATGTTGTTTTTGGCGATCAGCTCATCCGCTCGACTGGCATCGTCATACCACTCCGCCGCCAGCACCAACGCCGGTACCGTGTCGCTCGGGGTGCGCGTCACCAGTTTTGAGGCATGCTGTTGCTGCTGGCGCAGGGTGCTGACCAGTTCGCGGCGCAGATCCCGCAACGCCTGATAGACGCCGTCATCGGTGGTACGCTCGCTCTCCTTGTCGATCGCCGCAATGATGGTCTGGCGGGTCTCCTCCAGCTCATCATGGGTCGGGGTATCTATCTCCTCGGCGGGTGGGGTAACCACTACGCTATCGAGCGCGGGGGCCCGTGCCGGGGTGGTGGTTGGTTGGCTCGGCGGCGGCATCAAGGCAACCGCCTGGGCGCTGCTGGCGATCAGGTTGACCCTCACCAGCTCGGATACGCTGTTGGTCAGCCGATCGGCCTGCTGCTTGTCCTGCGCGGCCGATGGCCACACACCAACCGGCCTGGCTGACGGGGTCTGCGAGGCGGTGGCGGTGCGGTTTGACAGCGACAGCAGGGCGCGGGCCGTACTGCTGGAGCTCTTGCTGGCATCCAGCACATCGGCGAGGCGCCGCGAGAAGATCCAGGCGGTAGAGGGGGGCTGCATCAGCACACCGATATCCCCCTGTATCAGCCGCATGGCGGCAGACATCTTGCCGTCAGCACTGCCGAGCATATCGGCCACATCCCCCAGCAGGGCTGATGCGTGCTCGACGGTGGCCATCGACATCCACTCCGGCAGGCCATCAAGACCAAAGGCGCTGGCGAAGGCGCTCTGCGCCCGGTCGAGCAGGCTGGTTGAGCGACCCGCCAACAGCGATGATCCGAGCGGGGTGGCGGTTGGCCACTCATCCTCGCCAGACTCCACAAAGGTGAAGCTGACGACACACATGCGCCCATCTTTCTTGCTGTGGCTGATGCGCTGCTTGCCCATCACCACCACGTTCATCCGCCCGTACCAGGGGCTCACCAGCTCACCGGGGCCCACCTGCTCGAGCGCTGCAATCAGCCGATCCCGCTCGGCGATAAAGTCGGGCCCGATCAGGTAAGCTGTGATGGCGTATTCCCGGGTCTCGCGCCCCATATCCTCGACGCTGGGGGTATCACGACCGGGATACTCATGGATCACGGTGCGACGACCGATCTGCAGGTCATCGCCGTCAACCTTGAATGCCACCCCGCGAAACGAGGCGGCCTGCAGGCGATCTGTCCAGCTCATCGCTACCCCTTCGTTGCATAACGTGAATACCCGACATCGGGCAACATGGACCAGCCAGGAGAGGCCTTGCCCTCATCGACGCGCATGTTCTGCGGGGCATCTTCAAAGCGCACCACCATCTCGCCCGCCACGCGACCGCCACCGGCATTGGCGCCAGCAGCAGGAGATGAGGCGGACAGCGGCGAGTGCTTGCCAAGTGGCGAGCCACCGAACCAGCTGCCCACGGTGTCAACCGCGCTGCCGAACGCGCCTTTGGCGCCAGAAGCCAATGAGCTGGCGGTTTCACTCGCCCATTTGGCCCCGTTCATCAACGGATCGATGTAGGGTTTGATCTGCGCCCACAGGGCGCGGAAGTACCCGACGATGGGATCCCAGTTCTTAATCAGGATGCCCAGTGGTGAGAAGTTGAAAAATGCCGACTTGATCAGCTCCCAGGCGTCGAGGCTGACCGCCTTGATGCCATCCCATGCGTCACTGAAAAAGCCGACGATGCTGGCCCATGTACGCTGGAACCAGGGGCCAATGGTGCCCCAGTTGGCGATAATCAGACCGGCCGCCATGGCGACACCACGCAGGATCAAGCCAAGCGGAGTTGCTGTAAGGGCGTTGCCAAAGAATGTCGCCGCGACGCCGCAGGCATAGAGCACCAGCTTGAGCGCAGCGAACCCGGCAGCCACCCCGACCACCCCGCGGATCACCTCGGGGTTGGCGGCGGCAAACTCGCTGAACTTCGCTGCCATATCACCAAGCCAGGTGACCGTGTCTTTCGCCTCCCCCTGAAAGGCGCCACCAATGGCGGCCAAGCCGTTCACGGCGGTACCCGTCATGGCATCCCACAGGTTTTTCAGGGTGCCGAGCTGGGCGCCAACCCGCTGTTGCAGGCTGGCCTGCCGCGCCATCTTCTGCTGGATCTCGTCATAACCAGAGCGCCCCTTGTCGATCAGGGCGTTGACCACCTGCAGGGTTTCCGCGTCATCGCCGAAAATCTGCTTGATGATGGTGGTGCGCTGCTGGCTCGTGAGAGATTGCAACTTGTGAAGTTGGGAAAACAGGTTATCCAGCCCGCCAAATTCGCCCTTGCCGTCGGTGAAATCGAGCTTGATCCCCTTGCGGCTCATCAGGCGGTTGGCGGCGCTGATCTTCTTGCTGTCGAATCCGGCTTGCAGCACCTTGCGGATCGCGTTACCTGATGACTCCCCCGCCATCCCCATCTGGTCCATCATGATCGCCAGCGGCGCCAGCGACTGGGATGCCTTGAGGCCGTCCTTGTCGATCATCTTCAGCACCGAACTGGTCTTGCTGAAGAAGCTGAGCATGTTGGTGTCATCCACCCCCATGTAGAAGGCTTTCTGGATGGTATCGAACAGACTCATCATGTCTTTGGAGGCGGTACCGGTGGCGTCCTGCATCTTGGCGGCGAACTCGGCGGCGGCGGCGGGCGCCTTGCCAAGCTGCACGGCCAGATAGGCAGTGGCCTCACCCACCCCGCCCAGCACGGTCTCGGCACTCAGACCCTGCCGCTGCAGCATGGTCATCATGTCCTGAAAGTCGGCGGTGGTGCCCGGCAGCTTGTTGCCAAGGCCGACCGCCAGATCGTTGATCTTCTTGAATTCGGGGCCGACCGAACCACCGGCATCCATCATTGCGACCTTGAGGCCGGTGGCGGCATTCTCTGACTGGGCAAAGGCGGCCAGGCTGCCACCCACTGCGGCGGCCAGACCCGCACCGATGGCGGGCGCACCTTCACCGGCGCTCTTGAGGTCGCGCTGCCAGACCTTGATGTTTTTGCGGATACCCTTGAGCGCCGGAGAGAGCTTGTCCACACCGGTGATCAGGGCTTTCAGTTGAAATTCATTGGCCATAAATCACCCGGACTCTGCTTTTGCCAGCCGTTCACACTGGCGCTCCATCAAGGCCAGCGCGTCAAAGTCGTGGTGAAGGAAGGCGATGGGATCGCCCGCCTTCCACCACCGCGCCATATCGAAGTAGCGGTCGAGAATGTCGCGCTCGGTTACCCCTTCAGGAAAAAACCGGCGACATCCCAGGCAGCATTGTTGAGGTCGGCAGGCTCAATCTGTTCAACCGCGCTGGCCGGAATGGCGCACAGCTCGATCAGGTAGCCCTTCACCTTTTTCATGTTGATGCTGACCTCCCCTTCGGGGGTCATGGTATAGGGCAGGCCGAGGCGGCAAACCTGTTCGCCAGTGGGCTTTTTAAGCTCCAGCTTGGCGAGTGACTCGCCGTGCGCCTGGATCGGGGCGGATAGCGTGATGACTTTATGGTTCATTGATGGAACCCTTCTTTTCCGTTGAATTGCATGTCGGCGGTGCCGTCTTCTGGGTTGTGGTTGGCCTCACCCTCGAGCCAGGCGCCTTTCAGCACATACACCTGACCATTCGCCAGTTCGGCGGTGATGGTCATGTCATCGCTTGTGGTGATTTTTTTGAGCGGAAAACTCTTCGGGATCTTGAACGACGCCTTGATATAGGGCGCTCGGTGAGTCTCCTTGTAATCAACGCTGCCATCGAGGCCCACGATGGACTCCTTGACGTTGGTGTTAAGGGGGATCTCCATGCCCCCGGTAACTGACAGTTGCTCGCCATCAACCTTGAAATAACAAGTACCTGAGATGCGGCCCATTTATGCCTCCTGATATTGCAGACGGAACTGGTTAAGCAGCGCAAAGACGCGCAGGCCGTTGACGTAGTCGGGCGGGAACAGCACGTTGACCCGACCAGAGTCGCCATCTCGCTCTACGATCAAGTACTTGGCGAACAGCTCGCTGTTCTCGACGATGCCGAGGCGCTCCATGATGCGGTATTCGCCGTTGAGCTCGCCCTTGATCACCGCCGGGGTGACGATGGCCTGACCCTCGCCGAAGCGGGTGCCGTCATTGGCCAGCTTGTGGCGGCCATATTTACTGGTCACCAGAGTGCGCAGACGGCGGATCACGTAGGCGGATGTGTGCAGGGTCTCGCTGTCGAGATAGGAGTTGTCTGCCGCGCCGTACTTGTTGCGCTGGTACATGGTGATCGCCCGTTCGACCATCATCACGCCAGAGCTGGCCGTCTGGGTGGCGATGCCACTGGTCAGCAGTACCTGCCGCTCGGAAATGGTGAAGCGCTTGCCGGTCGGTGCCGGCAGCAGGCCGTTCAGTTCGCCGGTCTGGGTCGGCCGTGCCGGGTCGATGCGGATAAACACCGCATTGCGGGCGCAGCTGGCAGCCGCCACTTCGTAAGGCGAGGCAGCCGTCAGCGGCTCGACGCCGATCGTGGTGATGTGCTGGCCGTTGCGGGCCTTGCCGAAGGTTGAGAGTTCAGAGAGCGTGCCGCGCTTGGCGCTGTAGAGATGGCCGTAGATTTGACGCAGCCAAGACCAGCGGCCGGTGGCGTCGTTCATCTCCGCCTCCAGCACATCCAGCGAGCCGCTGTCGTGCCAGGGGGTGGCGATAAAGTCGAACGGCTCATCACCCATGGCGGCAATGGCGGCGGTCAGATCGGGAGATCCGGCGCCACCGCTAAGGCATGACTGGGCAGGCAGCGCTACGTTGATGCCGTTCGGCAGGGATTCCCCACCCATCACGCCGCGATAGTTGAGCGCGAGGTTGATGTCGTTGCCGGTCAACCCCTTCCATTTCGCGGTGAGGGTCACCACGCCAGCCGAGACGGAGGCGGTCACCGGCAGACTGGTATCGGCATCGATGGCGGCCTTGATGCTGGATGCCACCGCAGTGGCGGCGGCAGAGGCGGATACCCCGGCCTGCACCCGTTTGCCCGCGATGTAGAGCGAGACCACCCCGGCAGAGATAGCGGTACCGGTCACCGTGATGGTGGCGGTCGCGGCGGTGCCTGCGCTGGGCTCGGGTACATCGATCAGCCACAGTTCGCCGAACGAATCGACATTGCGATAGGCGGCCACCATGGCGGCCAGCTGACTGCCGGCACCGACCATACCTGCCGCCTGGGCAGGGTTGGTGATCTGCTGCAGCTGGTTCTTGCCGGTGGTGACAGCAGCCAGGCCATGGCCCAGCACCAGCGCCCGCAGGGTTTCGCTGGCGCTATTGGCTGCCGAGTTGTCCATCTCCGCATAGAACAGCGGCACCCGCAGATCGGCGGGAACATTATTGAAGCTGACGGGCATTATTTTGCTCCCTTCTTGCTGACCGTGACCTGAGGCGCTGCCTCGGCTGTTGGCTCTTGCTCTGCTGCCGGTTCTTGCTCAACCGGAGGTTCGATGACGACATCGCCATCAAGCTGGCGGCGATACCAATACTGATTGGCGATCACCTCGCGCCCTTCAGCGGGCAGCCGGTCGCCACGGTCAGGATCGGGGACCGATCGACCGTCATTGGGTTTGACGAACATGGTTATTCCTGTGGGGTTGGGGCGAATCCGAGCGGGCTGGCGTCATTCATGGCGTGAGCCAACTTGAGCATGTTGCTGTAATCGCTGACGAATACGGTGTTGACCGGGAGGTTGAACTGATGCTCGATGATGCGCCACTCTGGCGGCACCACATCCGGGCCCAGCCCCGGGCTGATATAGTCGATACCCCACTGGTCGCCGTGGCCACATAGCCCCTCAAACTCGGGGAGTGCCTCCAGCTCTGTCCATTGGCGGGTATCTTCCGGGCCGATCTCGAACTCGGCCGAGAATTCAAGCTGGTAGTAGAGGTGCGCCCGATTCATATCGAGCAGGTTGCCACCCTGATAGGTAATGCCGTCGTACTTCTTCTCGTCCGGCGACCAGCCATTCAGGGCCTTCCAGAGCGCCTCTCGCGCCTCCTCTATCACATCAACCGAGGCTTGCCCGCGGGCGTCCTGGGTGTTGTTGACCACCACCACTACAGCAAAGGCGTCGGTGATCTTCTGCCAGTAGTCGGTCTGGCTGCGATTCTCTTCTGCATTGTCATCGAGGGGGAGGACATAGGCGGCGGGCAGGGCCAGCTTGTTGTTCTCGGCCAGAGGCTTGAACTCGGACGCACCGGCGACCCTGCCGCCAAACATGGGGCAGCGCTGGCGAATGGCCGCAATCAGCGGGCTTATCTTCATGTCAGTTTCTCCGGCCTGACCGAGGAGCGCAGCGCAGTGAACAGGGTTCGCTGGATTTCGTAGCTGCGGTATTTGAGGGTTTTGGCAAAGTAGTTCTGGCGGGGGGCGATGCGCCACGGCGAGCCGCCGCTGGCCCCTTTACGATGGCTCTTGACCCGCTTGGCGCCACGCCTGACCCCGTAAAAGAGGTATGCAGGGTAAAAGCCGTCGCTCGGAATATCTTTAGATGCCCCTTCGCCCTTGTTGTGGCTGACCTTGACCATAAAGCCTGGGCGGTTGGCGGTCGCCCTTGGCACGAAGTAGCCGATTGACTTGGCCAGATCGCCGGACTGGTAGCCAGGGGCCTGCCCGGCTCCTGATATGGCCCGCCGCGCCACTGCCCGCCGGTTGTCGCGCAGAAGGGTGCGGCCGATATCGACAAATGCCCGCCTGACGCGGGCCTTGTTGAAGCGGATCTCCTGCGCGTCAGGAAAATCAACGTGGAGGTAGATGCCTGAATTGGAGTTCTCAAACGACATGGCGACCTCTCGTTATGTCGGAAGATCCAGCTGCTCCAGTTCAACCAGCGCCCAGACGGTTTCGCCGTTGAGCGGCTCGCAGCGCTTCACCCGATAGACGGCCCCCTTGTGTACCATCTGGTGGTCACAGGTGAGCTGGCGCCAGCGGATCAGGCATTTGTGCGTCACCTTCTCGTCAATCTGCACCCCGGCCTGATAGATGCCGCCGGTGACAGGCATCAGCTTTCCCCATACGTTGAGCTGGTCGTGGTACTCCTGCCTGGTGGAAAAGTCCTCGTCGGGTACCTCGGTAACGCGCCGGATCTGCAGGCGGTGCTTGAGCTCGCCTGCACTGGGCGGGCGCATCGAGTTAACGACAGATGACTGTCTGATCTTCATATTGGCATCCTGGTGTAGGGGCCAATCAGGTAGCGAAAGGCAAAGGGAACCTCGACTTTCTCGAAGTCGGAGACCGCCTCGCGGTTGTTGAACCAGTGCGCCACCATCAGCAGGCCCGCGGCCTTGATGTCATCGCCGATCACCAGATGGCGATCCGTCATCTCAGCCAGAGGCGCATCGAGCAGCTCTCGATCGGTGTGCTGCTCGATAGCCCGGCGGGCGGCCCCGATGTAGAGGTTAAGCAGCAGATCCTGGCTGGCGTCATCCTCTTCGAGGCGGCACTGGTGCTTCACCTCTTCCAGCGTGATCCACGGCATAACTACTCCTCGGCTTGTTCCGGCTCGACCTGTGCCAGTGTTTTCTTGATCACCAGCTCGGCTTCAGCCGGTGACAGGCGGGTGATATCGTCGCGGCTGTAGTTCTTCCATGGGCCGGTGAAGCGCACCAGTACACGCTCATCAGGGATAGATGCAGGCTCATCTCCGCCGCCATACTGCTCATGATCGGCGTCAGTGGCTCCGGTGGCCTGATCACCGGTCAGCGCCGCGGGGCCAGCTCCGGATGCATCGCCTGGCGCTTGATCTGCTGCGTGGTGGTCAGGATCTGATTCATCGTCTTCGCCAGTTCCGGCGTGGGGATCTTGCCCAGTGCCTGCATCGGCATCGGGTTGGGTGGTGTCAGTTGCATTGCTGGTCGGCTCCTGCGGCAGTTCGCCGCTCTGCTGCTCGTTATCCGCGTCAGTGGCAGGTGTCTGCCCTGCGCGACGGCCTTTCAGTGGCTTGGCCATGTCGGCTCCTTGTTACAAGGGGATGAGAAAGGGCGCCTGTGCGGCGCCCTGCTGCGGCCTTACCAGGTAACCTTGGTACCCAGCGCCAGACCTTCCGGATGACGGAAGCCCACATCGTGGTTGCCGACCAGGCGGATCAGCGACTGGTTGCGGGAGAAGGCGCTGACCAGATCGCCGTTGGTGTCCTTGTAGGTGGCTTCGGTGGAGAAGTCGATGGTCATGTTGTCCTGCTCGCCGATCACCACGTCGTTCCAGTCGGCGAAGTAGATCTCAGACTCGTTGGTACCGGTGCCGAGGTTGGCCGGGATGGTGTTGGTGTGCGCAATTGGGTACCCCTTGAGCAGACCTTGCGCCATCTCCGGATAGACCTTGTTGCCGTTGCCATCGCGCAGGCCGAACAGCTTCATCCAAGTGCGCGGGCTCATACCCCAGCCCGGGTTGACCATCAGGCTGTCGGAGCTCATCAGCTTGAGGATGAGCTTGTCGAGGTAAGCGTCGATGGTCTGCATGTCGGCGGTACCGGCCCACTCGACGGTGCGGCCCGCATCGGTCGCGACCTTCTTGAAGCCGGTCGGGGTATTGCCAGTGCCGTCATCGCGCAGGAAGGCTTTATCCTCGCGCACTGCCATGGCGGCGATCATGTCGCTCAGCACCAGCTGCTCGACGTTGTAGCCGGAGCAGCCGATCAGCTGGTTGCTGATGGGCACCAGGGTGATCAGGGTTTTTGCGGACAGCTTCACATCGTTGAACTGGCTGGCGCTGCTGTTGGCATCAGAGCCCTCGCCCACGTAGCTGGATGTCGCGCCGCCACTCATGCGTGGCAGAGAGAGGTTGCCATTGGGCAGCGGCAGTACGCGGGCGCCCAGCTTGCGCACAATGGTCTTGGGACGCAGCAGCTCGATCACTTCGGAGTGCAGATTCTCGGGGATCAGGGCGCCACCGGAACCGGCGGCGGTGCTGATGGCCATGGCAACCTGCTGATCGCCGATCTCTTTGGCGGCGAACTGCTCGGCCAGCTGCAGATCACCCTTGCCGGCGGCTACAGCCATCGCCATACGGGCAAAGCCGGAACCGGCATACTGCTTCACTTCCTGCTTCACATGTACAGCAGGGGACTGGCTGGCGGTGACGGGGGCAGCCTGCTGGGCCATCAGGCGCTCGGCGCTCTCCATGCGGGCGATCTTGGCGCTGATGTCGCCGATCTTGGTTTCCAGCTCGGTAAATTGCTGGAGCTGCTCGGCGGTGAGTTCAGTACCGCTGGCTTCAATATCTGCCAGCTTCTTCACTTCGGCGGTCAGTTCGCCACGCTCGCGGCGGAGGGCTTCGATAGTCTTCATCGATTGGTTTCCTTTGGACATAAAAAAAGCCCCTTTCGGGGCTTGTTGGATCGGTTCCGCCGCTGGGCTAGAACTGGTTCTGTAATTCGATGGCGCGGGCCCGCATGCCGATGCTTTGCGCCGGTTTTGCCGACTTGGCCACGCTGGCGGCCAGGCCGTTGAGATAATCCTGCGGGTTGGCCAGCTCATCGGCCAGCCCGTTGCTGACCGCTTCGGCCCCGCTGTAGAGGGTGGCCTCGGTGGTTTTCACCTGTTCGACTGACAGGCCGCGATAGCGGGCCACCGAGCTGATAAACAGGTCGTAGGCCTGATCCATGCGGTGGTTGATTGCCGCCATAGCGCCATCGCTGAGTGGCTCATGGGGGGTGCCGTCCTTTTTGCGGTCACCGCGGTAGAAGGTGGTGAACTTGAGCCCTACCTCCTCCTCCCACTTGCTCACCTCCATGTGCTCCATGATGACGCCAATGGAGCCGCAGCCGCCGGTTTCACTGACCACCACCTTGCTGCAGGCGGAGGCGATGAAGTAGGCCGCCGAGTAGGCAGAGAAGTTGACCAGCGCGGTGATCGGCTTGACGCTGCGCTTGGAATAGATGTATTCGGCCAGCTCCTTGCAGCCGACCGCATGGCCGCCACCGGAGTTGATGTCGAGCACTATCTCTTTGACCCGCTCATCGGCGAGTGCCGTGGCGATCTGCGCCCGCGCCCACTCGTAGCTGGTCAGCTCGGTGCAGGCGTTATCGATTTGACCGCGCCGCGCCACCAGAATGCCGTGCAGCGGGATCACCGCCAGCCCTTCAATGCGGTACTGCGATTCGCTGCGGGCCTCGAGCTGTTTTGGCTCCAGCCCATCCGGCAGGTCATCGGCGGCCATCACCTCGATCTGGCTGCCCAGCATGCGGGGCATCAGCAGGCTCTTGACCCCTGCCAGCACCTCCTGGGTGACGTAGAGCGGACACCCGAACACCTGGCTGGCCAGGTGCGGGTAGTTGATCATCAGCTTCGGCATAGGATGGCCTCAATTTCCGTGATTTGTTCCGGGGTCGCCTGGCTGATGCCTTGCGGCAGCTTGCCAGTAGAGACCATGTTGAGCGGGGTCAGGTAGATATCACCACCCGGGATCGGGGGCAGGTTTTCCAACCGGCGGATATCGTTGACGCTGAGCCAGCCCCACTGGCGACCGAGGGCGTATGACTCGTAACGGGACTTCTGGTCTGCCCGCAGCAGGCCGGAGAGGTTGAACTCGATATAGAGGTCTTTGCGCTCACTCGGCAGCAGCAGGTCGCGCATCATGGCGGCCTCGATGCGCTTGACCCACGGCAGCAGGGTGTAGATGACGAACTGCAGCCCCTGATGCTCGATGTTGTTGTTGGTTGCCCGATCCAGCTCGCCGATCATGTGCGGCGGGACCTTGTAGAGACGGCAGATTTCGATGGCGCCATACTTGCGCGACTCGAGCAGTTGCGCCTGCTCGTTGTTCATCGACATCTGTTTGTACTGCATGCCCTCCTGCAGGATGGCTACCCCAAATGAATTTCGAGCACCTGCATAGGTATCAACAAACTTCGCCTTGAACTGCTCCAATGAATCCTGGGTCGTGAATGGCTTCCCGGAAGTTTCGATTGTTCCTGACAAGGTGGTGCCGTTGGCAAATACCGAACCGGCATGCTCGTCCACCGCCATGGCCAGCCCGATTGCATCCGGGTTGCTCTGGATCGGCGAGACGCCGAGGTAGCCATCCAGACTGAAGGCCTTGACGTGGTGCACCATACGCATCGGCAGGATCTGGTTGCTGCCATCCAGCAGCTGGTAGTAAGGCAGCCCGTCAGGCCCCTTGAGCACCATCATCTTGTCCGGGTTGACCGGGATCAGCTCGCTGATGTAGCCGTTACCACTGCGCTCGATCAGGCTGTAGCTGTTGCCGCGCAGGCCGAGGTGGCCCATGCGCTGCTCGTTGAATTCGAAGCTGGTGTCTTTCTGGTTGGGGCAGGCGTGGATAATGTCGTACAGAGGGTGGTCGGTCGCCCGGGTGCGACTGTCGTCGCTGCGCTGGTAGAGCTCGCACGGCAGCTGCGCAATGGATTCTGCCAGCAGGGTGACGCAGGCGCGGACAGTGCCCTGCGCCAGCGCAGATTCCGGCGTGACCATGATGCCAGCCTTGCTGCGCCGCGCCCCTACGCTCGAGATCCACTGACTGAAGTTGCCGCCGCCACCCCTGCGCTCAAACAGGAATGGGAAGAACATCAGTCACCCCCTCGCTGTTTGTTGTACTGGTGCCAGGCGATGGCGCGGCTCAACCAGGCAGACCAGCCCAGCGCCAGCAGGCCACCGACCACCCAACCGAGCGGGGCAGACCAGAGCCAGGCGCCATAGGTCAGCGCGGCGGCACCAAGCAGGCCCACCAGAAAGGCGACGATGTTCATCAGCATAGGACGTCCGTGGTTTCGTAAATGGATTTGGTATTGCCGCGGCCCGCGACCATGGCGCGGCCGATGGCCATCATGAGCGCGACAGCGCCGTCAATTTTCTGATCGGCAGACTCCTTGACCGGGCGCACCACATCATCGTTACCGGGCAGGTTCTTGCCGATCACGTTGCCGATACACCAGGTCATCAGGCTGTTTCCATCGTGATGGAAACGGCCGGACTGAATGGCGGCCTCCAGCTCTCGCATCGGGTCGCTCATGTTGGTGTAGTTCTGGGTGATGGAGATGGGGGTCAATCCCTCATCTGCCAGATCGTGAGCCAGCGCGGTTGCGCCTGCCGGGTCGAGCGGGACTTCCAGCACGTTGCCACTGGCTGCGGCCTCTTTGGCTACGGCCAGGATTTCGCGATAGTCGATCTCAGCACCTTCTGTGGTGCTGAGCTCG